CGACAATAAGGGGTCAGGTGCTATCACCGATCAAGTTGATAATGTGATGATGGTTTGGCGAAACAAAGAAAAAGAAGAGAGCTTAAAGTCAGGCAAACCCCAAGCCAAAGACGAGCCAGATGCAATTATTTTTTGTAGGAAGCAACGAAATGGAGACGACGAGCCAAGCGTTAAATTGTGGTTTGACAAGGACAGTACGCAATTCTTAGGGAATAGCGGCGATAATCCATTTGTGTATGCGACTGAATCTGGACGATGGGCATAGGTATAAACACCTAGATACATTCATCAAGCAACTGTTTAGAATATAAACCCATGAACAACTTTAGAAATAAAACTTATCGCGTATCGACAAAAACGGATAGCGACGAAATTACAATAGATAAAGAATCGTCAAGTGATTGGACTTGGTTTTTTATGAAAACAAATGAAGAGCCAAACGGACAAATAATCATAAGAAGTAAGTCGCAATTGGAAAATTTACATCATTTAATTGGACAACTCTTAGAAAACGCATGAAAACAATACAAATACTAATCACAATCGAGCTACACGGTAAGCACCAAGATAGCGAAACACTTGCAAAGACTATCGAGCAACGTACATACGGCTACATCACCAGCAAGGGTGCAACAGTTGAAAAGTGCGCTGCAGTTGTTGTGCCTGAGTGGGATGGCTTGTAATGGGAGGTAATGAAAAATGGAAAAAGTAATACTTCAATCAAGTGACGTTGGAATTTCTTTAGATCAGTTGGTAGACATAAAACGTGATGAATGGAAGTCTGCAATTGTAAAAACTATCAAATTAATTGATAGCGATATTTCAAACGCATTTCCAGACGAAAAATTGCCTCCATTTTTATTTAAACAAACATTAATTCCTAGTATTTCCTATATTGATAGGAATAAACAATGATTGATGATGCAATACCAGCTAAGTATTTTGCAATACCGCCATATCGAGCCGAGCTTTTTAATGAGAAGTCAGGGTGGGCAGGGGTAATGAATAAAAATGGTTTTAATTGTTTGACATTCAAAAGCAAAGCTGGCGCAACTGTGACCGATATTGAAACAGCAAAGAAGATAGCAGAAAAGTGGAATGCAATAAATAGCTTTTGACTATTACCGTTGATTGTGTTATAGTTTTTGGCACAATGGACAAGCTAACATCAAAACAAGAAGCGTTCGCGCAAGCCGTAGCGGGAGGTATGACTCAGGCTGATGCATATCGGTCATCTTACGATGTGAAGACAGCAACCGCAAAGAGCATTCAAGAATTGGCATCTACTTTGATGAAAAACGTCAAGGTAGCGTCAAGGGTCACTTCACTAAAGCGTGAACTATCAGAAAAGGCTCTGTGGACGCGAGAAATGAGCGTAGAAGCGCTTAAAAAGATTACGGCAGGGTCTGATAAGGGTACTGAGGTTGTCGCCGCCGTGAAGGAATTAAACGCGATGCATGGATACAACGCACCAAGCAAGGTGGAGTTATCTGGTAAGCTGCACGTAGACCTGAGCGATGAAGAGTTGGACGCAAAGATTGCGGCATTAAGTGGAGCGTGAAGACAAGTACGCGCTAATTGATGCGCTGCAAGAGAAAAACAGGCGAAAAGTCGCCAACAGGTACAAAACGATGTACACTGACTTTTACCCTTGGCAAAAAGAATTTATTGGAAAGACGGCTGAAAAATCGCAATGTTGCTTGATTGCAGCTAATCGTATTGGTAAGACTTGGACGGGAACTTATGCTGACGCTATCCATGCGCTAGGCGACTATCCCGAAGGTTGGACTGGTTACAAGTTTGACCATCCCCCTTTGATTTGGTGCTTAGGATACAGCGGAGAGAAGACGCGAGACTTATTGCAAGCGCCTATCGCTGGTCGTAAAAGCGGCGATACATTTATTGGGGGGTTGATACCGCCTGAGCGCATTGTTGGATATGAGTCTATGCTAGGCACTCCAAATGCGCTGCGTACATTGCTAGTAGCCCATAAGTCAGGCGGCGTATCGCGCATTCAGTTTTGGTCTTACAGCCAAGGGCAACATGCACTAATGGGAGATGCGGTAGACTGGTATCACATCGACGAAGAGCCAAGAGATAGCTCTATATTCCCGCAAGTGCTAGTTAGAACTGCATCTGGGGATAAAGGTCGTGGAGGTAGGGGAATATTGACATTTACACCTGAGAACGGCAGGACTGAATTAGTCGTGCAATTTATGGATACTCCAAGCCGCGCACAGTTTTGTATGCAGAAAGGATGGGATGATGCGCCACATCTTAGCGAAAGCGTTAAAAAAGACTTGCTAGATAGCTTCCCTGCACATCAGCGAGAAATGCGGACAAAGGGAGTGCCGATGCTTGGACATGGCAGGATTTATGACATATCCGAGGACGCGATAGTGTGTGACCCATTTGAGATGCCTAAACACTGGGCAGTAATAAACGGCATGGACTTTGGATACGATCATCCGCAATCACAGGTGCAGCTTGTATGGGATAGAGACGGTGATAAGTTTTACGTCACTAAGGCTTGGAAAATGGCGCGAGTTAGCCCAAATGAAGCATGGGGTGCTTGTAAGTCGTGGGCAAAAGATGTGCCAACAGCATGGCCGCAGGACGGATTGCAGCACGAAAAAGGAAGCGCAATCGAGGTTAAGAAGTATTATGAAGAAGCAGGATTTAAATTACTCCACGAACATGCAAAATGGCCCGATGGTTCAAATGGCGTAGAAGCTGGCTTGATGGAGCTTCGAGATTTAATGCTTAAAGGAAAGTTTAAGGTCTTTGCGGGATTAAGAGAATGGTTTGATGAGTTTTTGCAATATCATCGTGACGAAAATGGTAAAATATACAAAGTCAAAGATGATATACTAGACGCGACAAGATATGCGTATATGATGAGGCGATACGCATTAACACGTAAAGATATAGACGGCGACTATCAACCGCTAACTCAAAGGCAACCTGACGCGAGTGGAATTTATTTCTAATGAATACTAAAAATGACGCATTAGCCGCATTACTCGAAGAGCGTTTAATCTCATGGGAGAAGGCGCGAAAGCCACAAGAGCTAAAGATGCTAGAGCTTTACCAAGATGTAATGCGTATCCCAAGGGATGACGATACTAAAGGTACGGGGTCGGCTAAATCACGTAATGCCAAGGCTATATTTATTGGGTCGACACGGAATAAAGTACGCGCTGCACGGGCAAAGATTAATGACGCGCTATTTGGCTCTGGTCGTTTGCCGTTTGACACAAACCCAACAAATGAGTCACTAAAAGCGTATGCTGATGCAGTAGAAGATATTGTCTCTGAGCAGTTAGAGAAAATGAACTTTCGCCAGATGATGAAGTCTGGCGTTAATACATTGGCAATGTACGGCACTGGCTTTATATTCGGGCCATTTGTCAAAGAAGATTCAATCAAAGAAACCTATGCTGATAATTCCGCTGGATTCACCGAGTTAAAAGAGACGGAACATAAATACGATTGCCCTTATTTTGAGCTTGGCAACACGTTAGATTGCTATCCTGACCCTGAATGCAGGAATATAGATGATGGATTAGGGTTATTCTGGTCAACGCTAGAAAGCCCTCACACAGTAGCCTCGTGGAAAGCGGATAAGAGATATCAAGATATTGATGCAGCGCTACAAAATAAAGGCACAACGGCAACCGAAGGGTCTGCTTTAGCGCGTGAATTACGAGGCAATCAAGGTTTTTGGTTTGAGAATGACCGCATTAAAGTAGCTAGGTTCTTTGGTAAAGTTCCGCGCAAGGTCTTATCTATAAAAGACGAAAACGAAGCGCAAGACGATAACGAAGAAAAAGGCGAAGATTTAGTTGACATTATCGCAATCATGGCAGGTGGTGTGGTCGTAAAGGTTGATGAATCGCCTTATGGCGGTAAAAACCCAGCGATGCGATGCGTTTACGAAGCAGTAGACCATGAGATTTATGGCGTAGGCGTTGCTGAAAACAACATGCCACATCAAAAGGTAACAAACGCTGGCTTTAGATTGTTTATCGAAGGTAAAGGAATGGCATTATTGCCGCCTAAGTCGGTAGATCGTTCTAAATTCTTATCGACAGAGGACTTTTTGACACGTCCAGGTAAAGTATATGAAATGAAGCCTGGGTTAAGCCCTGACGAGCGGAATAGCGCCATTATTGACCACGTATCGCCTGATGTGACGGGTGGATGGATTGACGTTATTCGTATGTCTGAGAGCTTTAGCGACGACGATACGGGCATCACTAAATACACCCAAGGCGATGATTCGCGTAATCTAAACAAAACCGCAAGCGGCATTAGCATGATTATGTCGGCATCGAGCTTGCCGATAAAAGAAGTTATCCAAAACATTGACGAGATGTGGATCGAAAACATCGTAGAGCGATTGATTAATTGGAATTTGAAATATCTTGATGTTGAAACAGTCCAAAAGATTCACGGTGATGAGATAGCTAAAGTATGGGGCGAGATTAAATCGTTTGGTAAAACATCATTTATGGATTGGCAAGCCACGGGGACAAGCTCATTCATGCAGAAAGAAGTTTTAGCAAGCAAAATCCGTGCATTTAGCGAGTTTGCCTTGTCTAACCCTATGACGGCGCAATTGATAGACGCTAGAGAGTTGCTTAACCAAACATGGGACGTTATGGAAGTTGGTAGAGAGTCTCCTATTTTGAAAGAAGATGGCGAACAACAACTGCCCGAGCCAGTAAAACAGAAGATTAGCGGGTATGAGCAACAACTCCAGCAATTAGACCAACAAATGCACCAAGCAAGTGACGCTATCGAACAGCGCGACGAACAACTACGATTGATGCAAATGAAGCTAGACCAAGTGGTCACAAACAACAATAAATTATCTATTGAGCTTGAAAAAGAACGAGCCTTAAAAGAGATTGAAGACGCGCAATCTGTGAATAACGACGAAGAGATTAAAGCTGCAGCAACGGTTAGAGTCGCCGAAATTGACGCTGCAAAAGAATTAGCTATTGCAACAATGGCAAGTCCAAAAAGCGAAGAAGAAGGTGTAAACCAACTAGACGAAGTGATTAGCAACTTCCAAAGTATGAGTCAAATTATTGCAGAAAACACCGTTGCAACACAGGCTCTAGCCGCTAGGGTTGCACAGCCAAAAGTATCACAAGTCAAGGTTATTAAACAGCCTGATGGAAGCTATGAAGGCATTAAAACCGAAGAACAACCTATTTAATTTAAGGAGTTACCATGTCATTATCCAACACAACAGAAGCCGCTGCACTAGACGTATTCTTGCGCGGAATAGACCCGTCTTATCGAGCAGGTGCAACACAGTATCTCGCTTTATTTACAGCAGACCCTGGTGAAACTGCTTCGCTTGCTGCCGAGGCAACTTACACAGGTTATGCTCGTATCGCTTTAACTAAGGCTAGTTCATGGACTGGTACAGCAAGCCCATATACAAATACTAATCTATTGCAGTTTGGACAATGTACAGCAGGCACTAATGCTATCACTCATTTTGCCGTGGTTGACACAGCATCAGGCGCAGTAGCAATGATGATTAGCGGAGCATTGTCTAGCACTTTGAATGTTACATCTGGCATTCAACCACAATTTAGCGCTGGTTCTTTGAGTATCGCTGCTGACTAATGGCATTGACAAGTATCAAAGCTATGGTTGATGCAGAGAATGGTGGGCAATCATTCTTTTCAACATGGCGAAAAACACCAACACAAACGACTGGCGCGGGTGTTTGGTTCGACTTGTCAATGTCGCCAGGGAACCCAGTTCCAAATTATTACGCTGCCGCCCCTAACATAGCGATTAGACTTGCACAATCTACCGATGGCGGTATCTTTCACGGTGGTAATGTCTCCTATTTGGGATACACAAAGCACCTAAAAGAGTTCACGGCAATGACTACAACGGCGACCGCTGTGCCATTACCTATGATATTGTGTGATTACCTATTGTTCTACCCATTTGTGGATATGTCTATCACAGACCCGCAAACAATGGATAACACGGTGACGTTATCACGAAGCACGACAGGCGCAGGCGTACAAATTATGGCTGTAGAGGTGGCTGGTCAATCTGGCGCTGGTAACCCGCAATTCTTTGTAACCTATACTAATTCTGACGGCGTAGCTGGTCGTCAATCTAAGACAGTCGCGTGTAATACGCAAACCGTTAACGGCACAATCATTACTTCTAGCGCTGCTTTAAACCTATCATCTGGGCCATTTATTGCATTACAAACAGGCGATACAGGTGTACGCTCAATTGAAAGTGTTACGTTTCTAACGGCTGACGTAGGACTAATCTCGTTTGTATTGGTAAAGCCTATCGTACAAACTGCCATTAGGTCAATCGACGCGCCTGCTGAACACGTATGCTTTACCGATTATTCGCAATTACCGACAATCTCGGATGATGCTTATTTAAATCTTATCTGCTTGCCGCAAGGCACGTTAGCTTCCGCGCCAATTCACGGCACAATCAAAACAATCTGGGGATAATTATGGCTATACAATCAATGGATCAACTCGTTACAGCTTTATCTGCTGGGCAAAAGTGGCGTACTGACTGGAATAAAAACGCTCTACCAACTACGGCGCAAGTCGCTGGTCAGTGGTATGATTTATTTGGTGGTGCTGGTAATCCTGGCGCTTCCACGGTCTTAGGTACTGGCACTAACTTAACATTCCAATCATTAAGCGAAACCACGACTAATGCCGCAAGCATCCCGCATGGTGGTAACGTCAGCACATCGGTTAAGCAACTGTTAAACGCATCGGTGTTTTCTGCTGCTGCTACAACTGCGCCTGCGGTGTTTATGTTGGTTGACATGCTTGCTTACTTCCCAATCACGACAACCACTACAACGGGCGCTCAAACCTTACTAGGTACTCAAACGCTACCACGCTATGCTGATGGTAAGGGTGTAGTGGCTTATCTTGTGCCTTCTACCGTTATGGGTGCTGGTACACCTACATGCCAATTGAGCTACACAAAGCCTGGCGGTACTGCTGGTCGTTTAACACCATCAACACCTGCACTTCCTACACTCAACACAACTTCCCCTGTTGGATCAATTCCTTATTCTGGCACTGGTGCTGGTAAATACGGGCCATTTATCCCATTAGCTGCTGGTGATAACGGTATCTTGTCCGTTCAGTCCGTCAACTTCTCTGCAACTATGACATCGGGTGTTATGAATTTAGTTCTTTGCCGCCCACTTTGCACTATCCCCATTACGACTGTCGGCGTGGCTGGTGAACGTGACCTACTAAACCAAATCCCTAGCGCTCCCATTATTTATGATGGTGCTTGCTTAAATTGGTTGATGTATGCGGGTGCAGCAACTCCAGTGAATAGTGCGTTTTATGGTGCTATCGAAACCGCATGGGGTTAATCAATGGCTTTAATCGGGAACTACTCGGTACTCAATAAAAGCCCTCAAAAGTGGATGGGCGGGAGTACGACTTCCGCTGAAGTTCAAGTCAGGTCGGCTTTTAATAAGGCTGGCGCTATGCGAAACCGTATGTATGGCGATATGCAAACGGCTGCAAAACCTTTATATGGTATTCCTGATGGTCAGTATTTAGGCTCGACTTGGATGATTCCACAAAAGTCAGGTCGTATATCGTCAATCAATCAAGCCTATATAACCATATCGCCTAGTGGCAGTGGTGCTATGGGTGCGCCTATTAGTGGTAGTACAACGATTAACATCACGGCTACGGGTACGGGTGGATTGATTACAAGCGGCTCAGGCTCGGCGGCTATGACTATTACGGCAACGGGTAGTATTTTGGCTACTGTGTCAACGACTGGGTCATCGTCATTTGCAATTACAACTAATACACCATTATTAGGTGCATTAGGATGGGTGCAAGGTAATACGACAATCACATTTAGTGCTAGCTTAACGGCTTACGCCAAAGGTTACATGACTGGCTCAACGGTAGATAGCTCAGTTTTAACGGTTGATAATATCGCGGCTGGTATATTAGCGGCTTCAACGACATCACCGATTTATGCAGATATACGCAAGGTAAACAGCTACAACGTAACGGGCAATGGACAAACGGGAACGGAGTGGGGGCCAATGTGACCTCATTTAACGGATGGGCAGATGCGTGGGGTAATAGCTGGGGAAGTGGCAACCCCAATGAGATGCATGGCTCGGCTAGTTTCTCGATAAATGCTTATTTAACGGTAAACACGGGCGAGATGATTGGCAGTGCGTCTATGACGTTTACTGCCACATTAACATTGCCGTTACCTACAAGTGGCGTTTCCTCAAAAGAAAAAAAGAAAACAAAACAAAGCAAACATATTGGAGGCAATAGCCCAATAGGTCACGAAGTTTATTCAAATAGGGTTTTATCGAGCGAATTAGCCGAACAGATTAGACCAAAAATAAACGATAAACCTAGTTTAAGTGGCGTTATTGACAGAATAAATGCGGTTGACTTAATTAATGCAGAAAGCCAAGATTTATTAAAAAATAGCCTATTAATCACAAATGATTTGACTATTGCAAACCAAATTAAGATAGAATCAGGCTATGAAGATGATGATGAAATAGCACAAATTATTGCATTATTACTATGAACAGAAAAGACGAAATTAACACGGGGCTAGAGTCTATTAGGGCTGGCTGGTCATTTATTGAAACCGAACTGACTGCGAAATTAAATATGTATATTGCATCGTTGATCAGTCAAGAATCTGAGGTCGTCAGGGGTCGTATTAAATCGATTCAGGACATTTTAGATATGCCTTCACAGCTTAGAAATGAGCTAGAGGGTATAGAGCGCGGGACTAGCT